GCAGATCCTGTAACCACAGCACCAGCTCCTCCACTTGCACCAGGAGATCCAGCGTCGGATCCTGATCCACCACCACCGCCGCCATGTACCTCATAAGTAAATTCAGTTACTCCAGAAGGTAGAGTAAAAGTATTTAATCCTGGTGTGCTAAATGTCTGAGTTACTAATGCCATTGGTATTAATATTTGATAATATATTCTACTAAGAGGAATGGAGCAACGGTCTCATCAAATGTATCTACATCTTGTGTAGTAATATTTACTGTTGTTTTTATATTATTAGCAGGAACTTGAGTTGTTGCATATGTATATTTAAAGTTATGATCGTAATCGTTTTGCGATACGGGCATAGTAATTAAATGATCGTGTTGTGCTGAAATAGCACTAGTTCCGTCTGGAGTTGCAAGATTAAAAAGATTGTTTCCTGCAAATGGTCTACAATTATTTCCAGAGTGACTGTCATCACCACTAGGTCCAACAGCAGGAGAGACAAAATAGTTACCAGTACAATTCAATACCTGAGCGTTACTACTATGACCGTGACCTTGGAAGTGGGAGGAAGTAATAATTCCAGTAAATGAATTTTCTGGAGCAGCATAGAAAGGGTTTCCTAATACATCACCAGTTCTTCCAGTAATAGTAAAATTTCCAGAATATTTAACTTCTGCAGACTCTCCACGATTTGATGTTACTTCAAATTCTGCTCCAACATGTGGAGTGTTACCATCAGATAAATTTTCAGATAAGTAAGTTCCAGTCGCTGATCCAGGAACAATATATTTTGATCCTATATCAGGTAATTGGAACTCATCATCTTCCAATTCACCTTTAGCAAATTTGCAACTATCTCCAACTCCCAAGACCGCCGCTAACTGAGGATAATCACGTTGTTTAAAAATTGATCCGTCACAGCGCAAAAACCCTGCAGGCAACTTAGACCTATAATTTCCTGCATTTGGATCATTTCCAGCAGGCAACTGGCAGGTAAATGGATGAATAGTTCCAACCATTCCACCATATTTTGCTTTTTGTACTGCGTAATTTGCCATCAGTATGCTCTAATTATATACAATACGACTACCTTTGGAGTAGGTACAGTAACTGTAATATTTAGTGCCTGTGGTATATTATCTGGGACAACATTAGCGGTAACATCGGAAAATGTTAATTGTCCTGGCATTCTTAAGGAAGAAGATTCTCTATCTAAATTAACCTGAAAAGATGCGTGATCGTGAGATCTGATAGAGTCACTAAATCCAGCAGTATCACTAATCTTAGCGAAATCAATACCAGAATGGTTAAAGAAGACTTTATATGGTCTATGATCGTCACCCGAGTTTCCAGAACCAGCATTTCCATCTCCTGGGTCCCAATTTCTATTTGGTACTTCAGTAGTAAGACCACCCACACCATATGGCATTTCTCCATTATGGTTTGGATCACCATCTAAAACTTGTGGGTCAAATTTTCTATTATGTCTGTTGCTACCCGAAGAGATATTACCGTCTGATGGGAATGGAGCTGGCAAATCATTTGCAATACCAAACCAATTTGAAATACCATGGGAAATTGAAGTCTGTGCTTTCAAGTTTGGTCCAGGTTGTTCTGATTGAATATTACCTAATACAACACCATCAGTACCATTACCAAATGCATTTCCTTGAATTAATCTGTTTGGTGCTCCTCCAGAAAAGTTTGCAATTGGAATAGTAATTCTGCCATCAATCTGTGCTCCATCTAGAATTTCGTCAAATGGATCCTGAAAGATATTATATGTAATTGTTCTAGAACAAGCAACACCTCCAGCAGGTTGCGCTAATCCCTGTCCGTAAATGGTAGGGAAAGAAGTTTCGTGAGCGTGAATAGGGGTATGATTTCTTCCTAATTTTCTCGCACCAGTATATACTGTTCTAGATCCAAAACCAGGATCTAAAGTATGTCCCGTGATAGTTCCAGAGAAATCATTTTCTGGTGTATATGAAAATAGAATATCAGCGTATGCCTGACTTTCTCTATCTTTAGTTCCATTATCTTGATCGGACCCGATAGTAGAACCCACTACAGCTGAAGCAGCAGCAGTATCAATTTGTGCGTTAACAGCACCAGCACCAAAATAAGTGGCATCAATATCAGCAAGAGGTTTTTGGTTTAAATCAGGAAGTGAAAATTCCTGACTCTCCGTTGATGCTGTATTCCAAGGAAAATCTGTAATGTCAAAACTAGATGATCCTCCATAATAATCACCAATAGCTTGTGCTAACAGAGGATAATCTTTTGCTAGAACATTATCTCCACTACAGATAATCCATCCCGAAGGGACTCTCGTCAAATCACCAGTCCACGGCAGGATTGTGCCAATCGCTGCCGCTTTCATGGTTTTTAGGTATCCGTAATTTGCCATCTTAGATTTCTACTAACCACCAACCACGCTTAGAGCTTGGGACGCCAGATGACGTTCCATCACTATTTAGATCACCTGCATAGATCAGTCCGAATGCGGCATTTGGAGTAGTTACGTTCAACTCACCACCATTATGGTTAGAGAGGTTAACACCACTTACAGTTGGAGCAATGTTTGTATTATCTCCTTGGATTCTCTGACTGGTTGCTGCACGAATTACAAGTTTGAGATTGTAAGACAGATCACCACCAATGTCAACGAATCTAATCATATCACCATGCTTAGGCGATTCTGGTAGTCTGATGTAAAGATCTCCCGTGACATTTACGAAGTAGTTGATGTTACTGACAACATCAGCACCACCAGAAGACTGAGATAGATAATCCCAACGTCTTGCACCAGTAGGACCATAGAAGTAATCAATTCCTCCTAGTTTAACAGTAGAATTGTTACTTACCTTGAAGATATCGGTTGTTCCGTTTCTAACAGCGAAGTCACCACCATTGACCTGTAAGTCACTAGCGAAACTGCTAGTTCCAGATGTTGCTTCACTTACAAACAGTCCAGCAATTGTTAGGTTGCCACTGGTATTCTCCAAGCGTAGTTTGTTATTTGTTCCTACATTATCCTTAATTGTGAAGTCACCGCCATTGATGACCGTATCTCCAGTGCTAGCATCTACAAGGAACTTATTAAATCCAGCGCCAACACTCAGATCACCGCGAATCTTAGTATCTCCATTTGCGCTATCAACTTCAAATGCAATTGTTCCAGCAGTTGTTCCATTTGTAACTCTGAGATACTCACTTCCAGCAGTTGTAGATCCTTTGAGTAGAATAGTCTTATTGACTTCCAACTCACCAAGAATAAACGTATTGCCAGTTGTCGATAGTACCTCAAACGTCTTAGTTGAAGTAGGTTCTGCACCATCATTAATTCTAAGTCCTTGGATAGATGTTAGTGCAGTAAGAACACTTACAACACGAACAAATTCACTATCAGAAAGTCTTAGATAATCATTAGCAACAATAGATCCACCAAACTCGGCAGTTTGTACTTGAGTAATAGTAGTATTAACGCCAGTGGTTAGATAACTTGCATTATCAGACTTATCAAGTCTGAAGATTGGGGTGTTATCTGGGTGAATTCTTGCTGTAGTTCCTTCTGCTCCACGCTCAACCTTAACACGAATTCCTCCTCCACTAGGAGTTTGATCGGTTAGGTTAGTGAGTTCAATAACTCTTACAATTTCTGACTGATCTTCATCAGTTGCAGATTGATCGAGAAGTAAGAAGTCACCAATTGAAATCTCTCCAGCAGTAACAACTTCATTGAATCCAATGAATTCTTCTGTTGCTGAGATTTGAGCGGCACCAAATGCGTCTAGTTCTTTATCACTAATATTGATTCTCTTATAAAGGTCAATATTAAAGTCTGCTAGACTTCCTGCAGGGTGTGTTACGCTAGTTGTTCCAAAGACGTTTCTAACGACCTCAAAACCACCAGCATTAACGCCACCATGTAGTTCAATATCACCATCAAAGTCTGCTCTTGCATTTACACGTAGAGCATTTCTAACTCTAGTTGTACCACCCTGAGAACCCATATTCAGAGTAGATGCTGATGTAGCAAAATCAACTGTGTTAGGACCACCACTAGCAGCAAGTAGTTCAAAACTGCTATTCAATGAGAACAACTTACCTGTTCCAGATCCTGCAGTGATGCCACTACCAATTTGAACGTCACCATCTAGGTTTGTATTTCTTGTCTTGATCTCGGTCATAGAACCGCTATTCAAGAACGCACCACCTAGAGTGATGTTACAATCGTAAGTGTCATTATTATTTGCTACGGTAGCAATTCTAACTTCTGCCTGTTGAGATGCTCTATGAATATTAAAGGATGTTGTTGTAGCAACGTTACCAAGAGCAAATTGAGATGAAGATGCATAGTTAGCAATGTTGATCGTATTTGCGGCAGTATTTCCAGATGCATTCGCAATCTGTAAATTCTCTGCTGCCATTGCAAATCTCACCGTTGTTGGTGTATTCATCAAATCAACAGATGTGCTGGTAGTATCAAGAGCACCAGTAAAGATGTCTAATCTACCACTAATGGTGAGGTCTCCACTGTTAAATGTCTTGCCCCTCATCGCAATATCATAAGCGGAGAAGACTCCGTTCATTTCAGTAGCGGTGGTATTAATACCAATTCTTCCATTATCACCACCTAGAGGACCAGCGGTTGTGGAAACACGCAAGACTGATAATGCACCAAGATCACCAGGAGTACCACTACCAACAATTAGAGCATTGTCTTGCTTGATAGCGTTAGCGTAACGAGCATGACCGTCATCTACTGACAAGAATGATGGTTCAATGAAGGTTCTACCCGAAATGAATGTAGTACCACAAACATCCAAGTTTGCTACTGGTTCAGTTCCCTCAACTTGATTACTTCCGTTAGTCGTATTTTGTTCTACGAATGCGTTGTAAACAGAGTCATGAGATGCTCTGGAGATCGTGTTGATACCAAGTTTAAAGTCTGCAAATGCAGTGGTATCAGTTCTGAGTGCTTCAGCACCAATAACACCAGTCTCTTTCCAGATAGAATTAGAATATTCTAGTGTTGGAGCAGGAGTATTGTTAGAAACTAATGTAGCCCAACTGGAAACACTTGCTACCTTGGGGTTAGCAATTTGAATGTATAGGTAGTTGTCAGTAATATCAAAAGGATCATTAGTTGGAGAGTAAATCGTCCAACCAGTTGGTAGGTTGAAGTTAGCATCAGGATAGTTCTTAAATCTGATTCTCGATCCAGCAGTAATTCCGAGACTGTCTAGTGTCTGAGGAAGATTGGTGTTGATATCAAGGAACGTAATCTTAATAACATTAGATCCATCAGTTGTGATGGTAGAAATGTTATCATTACTGATACGTGTGAAGAAGTTCGTTAGGATCCAACCAAGAGAACCACTCTTACCAATTTCACCACCCTTGAGTAGAATATCTCCTTGATCTGGGATAACTCCCTGATAAGAAATTACTTGATCTGCAACAATCGCATTTCCACCAACACTAACCAATCCAGATTGATTAGGACTGAGGTTTGATGGACCACCTGCTGCATAATGTGTCTGGATCTTATACTTCTGTCCGTTTCCTCTAGAGTTGAAAGCGAAGATCGCTGCATCAATACGGTTCTTACCAATTCTGATGTCTCCATCGAGAGGTGAAGAAGTAGCCCATCCAAGTCTATCAAGAATTTCATCTTGCTGTAGTTGAGTTACAGGATCAATAGATGATACATTAGATCTAATAATTAGAGAATTTCTCTGATTTGTTAGATCTTCATCTTGAACGGTAATTAGAATTGGAGATTCAAATGTGTTAACAAGATCGCCATCACCACCAATAACATTGATATACTCATTGAACGTTACTGGCGTATCGAACGTCGTAACGAGACCTGCAATTACATCTTCATCATCACCGTCATCCTCAAGAACTGCAGCATCAATGAATGTCTCTTCACCAGTAATAGCGTTGATTCTTCTATTACCGATATAGAGATCACCCTGTGAGTTAATACCAGTGTAGAAGACGATACCAGCGTCTTGTTTCTTACTTTGGGCGTAGAAGTCCTCAATGAACTCTAGAACGATCTCCTGACGTGCTGGGAGACCTGTGGAGTAGTTACCAGGACCGAAACCAAGGTATTCAAACGTGTGGTTACCAGCACGAGCGATAGATGGTCTTCTAAGTTCAACGTAGTAACGCTCCTTAGAAACAATTCGACCATCACCTGCAATAGGAATGCGACGATCTTCAGAACCTGAAGCTGCATTACCTTCCTGTGCTCTAATTCTATTGTCAATTACATTACCAACAGAGTCGCTAGTAGTGTTTGTATATTCAGATTCAATAAACGCAGGTTGCTGAGTCAAATCTTCAACCATTTCTCTGGTTGTAGAGTTCTTAACGTCGTTGACTGTAACAAGACCATGAATATAGTTGTCCGCTGCAGAGAAAGCAGAAGGAGGATCAATTAACTGAGAATAATAGTTCTTCTCTTCAATTGAAGTACCGTTGTTTTGGAACCAAAGAGGATCATTTCTGTAGTTTAGAGGATATAGTTTACCAACTGGTTGAGAGAACTTGTATTTCTTAAAGTTTTCAGCAACACCAGCACCTTGTGGGAATGGTGAGACATTACCACGGAGAGCAGTTAGATAGTAGATACCATCTTGCTGTCCCGAAATACGCTTTTGTAGTTCTTCACTATCGAAGATGTAGAAGGTATCTTCAATAACACCAACGTCCTCAACCTTATCAACATAGTATTCAACACCCGCACCGTCAGTAACACGATCACCTGGGGTGATAGTATAGATGTTAGCGCCGTTTTGCTTGTAATAATACTCAGGATATTTTTTTCTGATTAGTGTTTTCAGAGGTAGCGATTTACCCATGTCTTGATCTTCAAGCATGGTAGCAAAAACATTACCCTGTCTAAATTCGGTAGCAGTATATTCACTGAATTCAAGTTTACCACCACGGATATTCTTGATGATTAGATAATGATCGCCACCAACATTCATGTATGCATGAATATTAGCAGTACCAGAAGAATTACCACTAAACTGAACTTGGTTAGCTGTAATATTTTGTGTCTTGTTAGCAACGAATGAACCGCCCTGAGGAGATTCAATCTTAACCGTAGTAAAGAGTTCGTTTCTTAGACCAGGATAGTTAAGAGTATCAACCGCATGGTCGTATACAGTTAACTCTAGATACTTGATTGAAGAATCAAACTCGTCTTCTACATAACGACCAGACTGAATAGTTGCTTGAATACCAGAAGCAAACTTAGCAAATGCTTTGTATACAGTTCCAGAACCAGTTAAATCTTTACCATATGGATCATATGCAAATGCTTGATTTAGATTTTGTGCTTCAAAATCAGCGGCAGTATATCCAATAAATTCACCAGACTGTCTTGGGTTCTCGAAACGAGCACCATATACAGATCCTGTTACAGGTTTGAGTAAGATCTTCTGTGGTACAAGTTTACGAGTGTCGTCAGTTCTAGTCTTAAGAACGAAACCATTGATAGGATCTCTTGCGTTCTCAAGATACTTAGGAATGACATAACGTAGTTTATATGTTCTGTCATCCTTATCTCTATTGTCGGTAAGACGTTCAAACCACGTATCAGTAGTCTTTGGTCTATCGCTGTAGTCACTCTGCTGGATTCTCCAGAGAATATTATTAATGTTAACTCCATTGTTTGGAGTAACTTCATCGATACACTCAATATACCACTTACCAGTATCGCCAAAAGTAGGATCAAACTTAACTGGAGAAATACGCTTGTTAGCAAATACCTCAAACTTCAGATTGTTCTGACCCGATTGGAACAGAATAGGTCTTTGGTTTGCTAATGCATCGCCTGCACTTTCGTGAATGGTGAATACCTTGTTAGAATGATAACGGACATAAACTTCTTTCTGTGGATCAATTCTACCAAAGTTAGGATCATTGGTATCAGTGACTGCAATACTTGCACTCGTATCCCATCCAGTTCCAAGTAATGGTAGATTTGATCCTTCTAGTGCTCTAAAGAAAACTTTCTGTGGAGTTACATTACTTGCAGGAATATCAAAAATGTGAGCGATATTTGTCTCAATACCACCACTGGTAGCATTGGTAAGATTGACAGTATATGTGTGGCAATCGTAAGAAATATCTCTGACGAACTGATAGATGTCGATCTCGATATTTGGATCAATAGTATCAGTCTCAGATGAGTAGATATAGATACCTGCTGCAGCATTCTCAGGAGAGGTTGCCAACATCAATTTGTTTTGTGATGCAGCAGATCCATTGAATACTGTGGTGGTGTTATATTCTTTTCCACCTTCAATAGTCTTTCTACCAGGAGCAATTACATAGTAAGTTCTGTTAGTTTCAAAACCATTGGGTAGTCTGACAAGACGCTTATCAACGTCAACATACTTACCAGTTACATTATCAAAACGTGGACGTGGTGCCAATCTAACTGGTGTTCCAGTCTCGAATAGGTGAGGATTATTGCCACCAGCTCCAGTAGTATCAATAGTGAATAGAGTTGCTCTGGATGCAAGTAGAGCAGTAGTAACAGTTTGTTCCTGTCTAGTTACACTTCCTGGTCCAACGTCAATAACAGTAGTTAATGCATTGATTAATGTGTTAATCGCTGCTGCGGTGGAAGAACACTCTGCATTGCTTGCAGATGTTGTGGTATCCCAAACGACTTCAGTTGTTGGATCAGTTGCATCACCAACAATCTTTGTCTTGGGTAGTGTATCCGCCCAAACACCTTTCTCATATTCAAAGTGAAGATTGATAGTAGTGCTAGAGAGGAGTGCATTTACAGCAATACCTTCACCCAATCTAGAATTTTCTACTCCAAGTTCAATAGTAGTATTGCTTAGAATATTCTTGACATATGTTCCTTCTGGAATAGTTGTATAGATTGGAGTAGAACCAGCATTAAGAGTTCCATAAGTGTAAGAACCACTCGAATACTCTTCAACCTTCATACCAATGACAATACCACTGGTATCATTTACATCTACAACACTAGATCCAGCAGTAGTAGTACAGTTATATGCAAGGAAGTCAAAGTTTCTCATGGCAGCAGTTGCCATGTTACCAACGTAATTCCAAGCGTCTAACGTTTCTGCTTTCTCTCCATCAATATAATCTAGGTTAGTTCCAACATAGTATGCCTCACCAACCTGAATACTATTGATGTTACCACCAAGTCTAAGGTCATTTACCAGTGCATCGACAACGTAGGAAACGTCACGGAAACACTTCGATGCTTCATTATTAACAGTGAAGTCACCTGTGTTAAGAACAGGTAGATCGTCAAGTGTACCACCACGAATTGCATCGGTAAGAATATCAAATAAGACTTCGATTGAAGAACGAACGTTAGCACAATCCCAGTTACCATTGTTTAGAACTGGAAGGTCATTTAAGTTTCCTGCATTTAGATTGTCACAAACAATACTGACAAGAATATCGATATTGTTGAGAACATCAGAACAATTACCCAACGTGTAGGTAGTAGGTTGTGCTGGAGCATTTCTAGTAACTCCACTTAAGTTACCTACACCAGCATCAGTACCAATTGCTTGAATGATAACATCTAGAAGCGTATCGGTTGCAGCAACAGCAGAAGCACACTCGGGTAGATTTTCATCCGAATCCCAATCAGGTGTAATTGTAGTATCAATGTATTGTGTTAGGTTATTACCAGCGGAAACTGTTACAGCGTCATTTCTAATAATCTGAGTTGCAATAGACTTGATCTCAGTAAATACTCTAGCAGCTTCATCACGTTCTGCATCAATAAAGGTTTCTACCTTCCATGCAGTTCCATTCCACGCCCAAGTAATTTCTCCTCTAGGACCATTCTCAGTGTAGAATCCTGCTGTGTCTGGAGTATAATTTGGATC